AAGCCATAATAACCGTCAACAAATGGTGGGGTTACAAGTTATAGATTTAGTACCAGGGCAATTTATAGCTGGAAGATTTAAAAGCTCAAATGAATTAAAAATGAATCCTAGTACTTTTTATAAATATTTAAAAACACTTGAAAAACTACAAATGATTAAGCTAAATAGTAACAACAAAATGACAATTATAAGTGTTGAAAATTGGGATAAGTACCAGACAGAAGAAAATAAATCGTGTCAACAAAATAACAACAACATAGCAACAGCGTATCAACAACGTGTCACAACCAAGAATAATAAGAATAATAAGAATATATATAATGAGCAAGCTGAGCAGGTTTATAGCTTGTATCCAAATAAAAAGGGCAAGGCAATAGCCATGAAGAAGATACCTGACTTAATAAAACAGTATGGGTATGAGAAAATAGAAAGTTGTGTTAAAAGGTATGCTGCAGAAGTGGCAGGGAAGGACCAGAAATATATAAAGCACGCCAGCACATTTTTCACTAGTGGATATATGGACTATTTGGAAGAAGAAAAGCCAAAGCAAAAAGAGAAGTCAAACATTGATCCACTTACTGGGGAAGTATTGGACTACTGGAAGTATTGCTAAGGAGGGGAAAGCAGAATGGACTTTAGGCAAGCAGTAGAAGAATTAAAGCGAACGATTTCAGCAGATTCAGTAAAAAGCAAAATCGAAATGGATTTAGGATTGGTAAAGATTAAAAGTAAATATGTCTGTTTTCTCCACAATGACGATACGAGCAATCCTAATATGAGTTTTGACAATGATAAAAAGCGTTTTCATTGCTTTAGGTGTGACCAAAACTATGATATTTTTAATCACTATATGAGCCACTACAATTTGGGATTTGTAGATGCAGTTAAAAAAATTAATAATGATTTTAATTTAAACGTAAAGTTTGAAGATGTCAAGTCTCAAAAAAAAGTGGAAGTTAAAAAACATAATGAGCCAAAAGATACAGTGCTTGAATATATCCATAAAAGGAAGATCACAGATATTACTATAAACTATGTTGGCTTAAAAAGTGATGGCAAGAATGTAGTCTTTGAGTACAAGGACCAATATGGAAACCATATTGCTAACAAATATAGACCAGCTAAAAAACTGTCCAAAGGCGAAAATAAAAACTGGTGGGATGGAGAGGGTAAAAATTCTAACGCCCTATACAATATGGATAAGGCTGACATTACAAAGCCACTGGTGATATGTGAAGGCGAATTTGATTGCTTAAGTCTTATTGAAAGTGGCTGTAAAAATGCAGTGAGTGTTCCGGCAGGGGCTAGGAGTTATAGTTGGATTGAACAGAATTATGATTGGCTTATGCAATTTCCAGAAATAATTATATGGTTTGACAGTGATAATGCAGGAAAAGAAGGCGTTAATGTAGTAGCTAATCGGCTTGATAATTGCACTAAGGTAGTATATTCCACTAAGGCGAAAGACATAAACGAGGTTTTATATAAGTTTGGTAAAGAGGAAGTTCTAAACGAATTAAATAATGCTAAATCACTAGACGTTGATGGTGTACTTACTGTATCGGAGATAGAGGACTTTAATGTATATGATGCTGAAAAGATCAAAACTGGTATAAGTCTTATTGATAAGTACTGTTTGGGATTTGTTATGGGTAGCTTAGTAATACTTACAGGGTACAATGGTAGCGGTAAAAGTACCATCTTGAATCAGATGTGTATAGCAGAAAGTTTAAGCCAAGGTTACAAGGTATTTGCATTTAGTGGAGAGTTGACGCCAAGTAATTTTAAATATTGGTTATACAATACCATAGCTGACAACTGCGACATTGAAGAAAAGCAGACAAAGTTTTTTGAGACATACTATAAACTTAAACCTATGGCAGTTGATAATATATCAAATTGGATTGGAGACAAGCTATATCTTTATAACAAAATGGACTATTCGGAAGATGAAATACTTAAGACTATGAAAATGCTAGCAAAGCGTAAAGGAGTAAGAGTTTTTATAATAGACAACCTTATGAAGGTTGAGTTAGAAGATACACATCATAATGAGTTAATAGCTCAAAGGAAATTTGTTAACAAGTTAAAAATGTTCGCACTAAAATACAACGCATTAGTTTACTTAGTCGCGCATCCTAGAAAGCCACAAACATCTCAAAATGAGATAACAAAATTTGATGTGTCCGGAAGTGCTGATATTACAAATTTAGCTGATTATGTACTTGCAATTTCTAGGGTAAGTGAAAAGCAAAAAGCTGAGAATCCAGAAGAAAAAGATGCAGCATTGTACTTATTAAAAGATAGGCCAACAGGAACCCCAGAAAAGAAAGCATCTTTGTATTTTAGCAAAAAACGCAGAAGATTTTATATACATGAAGATGAACTGAGCAAGCAATATGGGTACTTGTCAAGCGGAGAACAAGAGATTTTAGATGATATGTTCCCATTTTAAAAGGAGGGGGGAATGGAATATAAGAAAAGCAAAATGAGTGAACAAGAATATGACACATTGTGTCAAGATTATAGAATTGCATGTATTGCACTAGATAAGCTAGAACCATTGTCTGATTTGTGGTGCTATTATATGCAACAGAAATGTGATATAGAATTTTATTTTTACTTAATAGATGAAGGCGACATTATTGTAGGTGATGAAGATGTACAAAACAAAAATATCAAAACCAGTAGATGATCCATTATTTGTAGTAGTCAACTATGAACACAATCTTAAGGAAGGCTATGAAACAACAATGAATACAATCATACTTAACGGAACAGATGCAACAGAGGTAATTGAGATACTTAAAAAAACTAAGGATAGGAGCATAAAATATTGGTACTTCTTAGTAATGGAAGATTGGCGTAGCAGAATAAACTTGATGCATTTTTTACAAGAGAACGGATTTAAATATATGATTGGAAAAATTTTGGATGATAAAGAGGGGGAATGATGTATGGAAGTATATACATGCATACAAGTATCGAAAGATTGCATTAATTATGATAGCTATGGAGAAATTTGTGTAAGGTGTAATGCTTGTGGGAGATTTGATAAATCAACTCAAAATGAATGTGCTTTGAAGTTATATAAAAGAATGTTGAAAGAGCAATACGATTTTAATAACTGGGTTGAAGGCTTTGAAGAAGTACAAAAGAAAAATATTAAAAGCAATATAGAGTTTTTAAAAAATAAAATATCGGAATTGGAAATACTTTAAAAGAGGAGGAAGATTAATGGAAGAAATTAAGAGGGCATTAATTGGCATAACAGATGTGATTATAAAGGATAAAAAAAACAAATTGAGTGTAGAAAGGGACAGATTGACAGCTGCTGCCACAATACATGTAAGAGCCTACAACAGCTTAAATGTAAGCAGGTATTTGAGGATATAGCTATGCTTGAAAATATTATTATGGAATTAGCAACACAGAAGGGGGGTGATAGTGAATGACAAAACAGAAAATTATTAATGCTATATCCATAATCAGGAGCAATTATCCACCGCATGGATATTCTGAGTTTAGAGAGGCGCTGGATTTGGCTATAGAGGCACTAAAAAGACAAACACCAATAAGACCTATTTCTAGTGATGGCATATTTTCGCTTTGTCCGTCATGCAGACAGGCGTTTATTGATAGCAAATTGAATTATTGTGGCAAATGCGGGCAAAGACTAAGTTGGGAGTGATTAGGAATGAAATGGAATAACTACACATGTACCATAAAAACACAAATAAATGCCATAAAAAAAGTAAAGAAAAGGGAGAGCACCAATATGGGATGCAACAGGGTTTGGACAAGCAAGGAAGAACAGTACTTAAGGGATAATTTTGTAATGGGAATGAGTACGAAAGAATTTGCTAAAAAACATGCGAAAAAATTGAATAAGACAACTAATCAGATAGTAAATAAAATCGGTGAAATGGGCTTAAATAAAAGCTATTTTACGAGCGAGCTTTATAAGGAGTTAGATGCAGAGAATTATATAAATAGAGTTGAACAGATGAAAAATAATATTAAAATTGGCAGCAAGGTAAGAGTACAAGAAAAAATAGATATAAGCACCTTAAAAATAGACAGAATGAGAGCGGCAAATGTAGCAGAAATATACAAACATCATGTATTGGTTGACTTCGGAAAATACAAATCCTCTTACAGATGGGATGAATTGGAGGCGATACTTTGAATCGTTGTAGTGTTAAGGATAAGCTGAATCAGTATAGGTACATAGACGCAGAAGCAAAACAACTGAAAGAACAAATTGAGGAATTAAGGGAAAGGATTACATCTGTTCAAAGCCCTAGGCTTGACGCAATCCCTTGCAATACAAATAATACCGACAATATGCAAAAACTGATAGAAAAGCTAGTGGACCTTGAGGAAATATATAAACAAAAATTATTAAGCCTTGCGGAAGAACAAAAAGCAATCGAGGAAATTATAAACGGTTTTGATAAAGAAAGTAGGATAATGTTAAGAAAAAGATATATTGAAGGGAAGAAATGGGAGACAATATGTGTTGAAATGCACTCAGGATGGGATAGAACACATAGGATGCACCATAGATGCTTAGAAAAACTTAAGAAAAAAAATAAAAATCGTACAAAATCGTACACTAATAAATGATATAATGTAGTTGTAGAATTAAGCCAAGCATACCAGTATAAGTCCTTAACTCTATAAGAAATCAATAGGTTAAGGCAGAGTATGCTAATTACAGCAGATGGTATCTTAACTGTTTTATTATAACCCCCTCGCAAAGAGCACTCATAATTATGGGTGCTTTTTTTGTGTTGTGAAGAAATGAGGCTGATGTATGGATATAAAGTTTAGCATTATAAAAAAACATGGCAGTTACATAGTACGCAGAACAGATGGGGAATATAACCAACATGCTCACATTAATAAGTACAGTACATGTAAATTATTAATAAAACTTATCCATACAAATAAATTGCCAACAAGTGAGTACTTGCAAGGCTCATGTAGGAGACTTCTAACAGATGAAGAATATGCAAGATTAAAGTCAAAGAAAAAACAGAAATATGTGAATAAAGGAGGGTGCTTATGAGTTATGCACCACGCTCTGGACGTATAATCGGAGAAAACGGACAAGTTTATAATTTAGTAGATATGCTAGGTGGCGGAGAGCCGATATCAAATAAAACGTACAATATAAGTCAATATGCTCCTCAGGGTAGCATGATAATCGGAGAGGATGGCAAGGTATGTAGTCTTATAATATGATAAGTGCAAGCATCAACTAATTAAATCATCTAAAACAAGTGACGGAATAATGTGTAAGTGTGGTGGTAGTATGATGCCTGTTAAGTATATAGACCACAAACCAAAGGATGATATACATGCTTAAGAGTTGTAAATACTGTATGAGAATACATGATAGTAAGTATGATTGCGGCAAAAAGCCTAAGAGGCAGAAAGTGGCTAATGATAAGAATAAATTCAGATGGTCTAGAAAATGGAGAGAGAAAAGAAATAGTATTGTAGAAAGAGATTTGAGTTTGTGCTTAGTATGCAGGAGTAAAGGTAAATACAATTATAATAACCTAGAAGTACATCACATCATACCACTAGAAGAAGATTACAACAAGAGACTAGATGATTATAACTTAATAACATTATGTAGCGATTGTCACGAACAGGCAGAAAGAGGAGAAATAAGCAAGGAAAGTTTGTACAAGTTATTGCAATCAGCCTATGGGTATGAGTATTGAATTATCACATATCCCCCCCCCGGCATGTCAGGGTGAGAAAAATCACACGCTGTGGATACCACCTGCGCCCCTCGAAAAATAAAATATTCCCAGATCAGCTTTTGAAAGGAGGTTCAAGTAATGCCAACACCACCAAAACCATTTACAGTTTTAAAATCAGAAAAAAAGTCACATAGAACTAAAGCAGAATTAAAAATGAGAGAAGAGGGAGAAAAGGCTCTTGCTACTGGTGTGGCATTAAAAGAGCGTCCCGAAGTAAAAAGTAATCCAGTAGCGCATAAGGAATTTTTAAGACTAAATAAGTTATTAAAAGCTATAGGGAAAAATGATGCAATATATGAAGCTGTAATAAATAGATATTGTTTATTGCAAGGCGAATGTGCTGATTACGAAAATACCATAATGAATTTAAAACAGGATCTTGAAGAGTTAAAAGAAAATAGACACAGCATGGATGGTGTCGAATACTATAAACTAAAAAACGATATTGAAAAATTAATAGATAGCAAAGATAGACAATTGCAAACTAAGCGAAAAATGCTTTTTGATATAGAAAGGGACAATTGTTTAACGATTGCCGCAGCACTTAGGAGCATACCTAAAAAAGCGGAAAAGAATGAAAATCCGTTATTAAAGGCGTTGAATGGATCATGATTAAAGATAGTAGGGCCTACAAATATGCTCTTTGGTGTATAGAAGAAGGTAATCGGAAAGTACCAAAATACGTTAAAAAGCAAGCTAAATCATGGATTGATATAGTAGACGGTAAGGATGAAGAGGCTTTTGCTGATGAAAAAGCCTTTGATAAGATAAATAAACTATTAAAATTAATGGTTCATCCAGATTTAAAATGTCCAATGAATGAAGGCTTGGAAGATTATGCTTGGTTGCTTATTGTAGCTGTACTATGCACTAAGCTAAAAAATGATGAAAATAAAGATATAAGATACTATATAACTGCTGTATTGGAGATATGTCGTAAAAACTTTAAGACATTTAATTCAGCGGTTATTTTTATTTTACTAATGCTAACAGATCCTCAGTTCAGCAGATTTTTCTCTGTTGCTCCAGACTTAAAACTATCTAAAGAGTTGCAGATAGCTATAAAGAAGATTATAAAATCAAGTCCATTGTTAGCAGAAGATGATGTATTTAAACTTCTTAGAAGTGAAATCAGATGTTTACTTACAGATAGTGAATATATCCCGCTTGCTTATAGTGAAGATAGAATGGATGGTAAGATGGCCAATGCATTTTTAGCAGATGAAGCCGGGGCAATGGACAGCTATCCTATTGAAGCCATGAGGTCCTCACAAATAACATTGCATAATAAACTAGGGATTATAATTAGTACTCAATACCCTAACGATAATAACGCAATGATTGATGAAATTGATATATCTAAGAAGGTACTAGATGGATTACTAGATGATAAAAGACGATTTTCACTACTTTATGAGCCTGATGATGATTTATTAGTAAATGATCAATGGATGACTAATGACTTAGTGATATATCAATCCAATCCTGTAGCAGTTTCGCATGAATATGTGTTTAATGCAATAAAAGACATGCGAACAATGGCTATTCTTTACGAGAATAAACGAGAGAATTATCTTTGTAAGCATAACAACATTAAATACAAAGGCTTAGGAGTTGAAGGGTATATTCCTATTGACAAGGTTAGAGAGTGCAAGATTAAAGAAAATTTAGGTTTTTGGAAAGGTAAACGTGTTTGGGTAGGGCTTGACTTATCACAAACTGATGACAATACTGCGGTTGCTATGGTATGTGAACATGAAGGCAAGATATATGCAAAAGTTTGGGGATTTATACCTAAAGAAAAGAAATTACTTAAGAGTAAGAAAGAACAAGTTGATTATGATAAATTAATTAGACAAGGTGTATGTTTTGAATGTGGAGATGAAGTTATTGATTATAGCTTTATAGAAGATTTTATATTAAAACTAGAAGAAAAGTATGGAGTTGAGATACAACAAATAGGATATGACAGATACAATGCTATTTCTACAGTACAAAAACTTGAAGCTTCTGGATATGAATGTGTTGAGATTAAACAACATTCAAGTGTACTGCATATGCCTACTAAGCTATTAAAAGAATGTATTTTAAGTAAACAGTTTTGCTATGATGAAAATTTAATGCTTGAAATAAATTTCCAAAATGCAAGATGTAAATACGATACTAATCTAAATCTTTATGTAGCTAAAAAATCATCTGTAGGAAAAGTTGACATGGTAGTAGCTTTAATAAACGCTACATACTTATTAGAGCAAGAATTATTATATGGAGTGGGCGATTTTGCAGTACAAGTCATCTAAAAATATGATATAATATAGGTGTAGGATAGCCCGACGGGGCGACAAGCATAGTTTCCTGGCTATGTTTCCTACATTAAAATAATCAGGACAAGCACTACAGGAGGTGTATTTATTATGTTATCATCAAGTGATATGGGGATATATGCGATAATAAACAAAGTAAGTGGAAGATACTACATTGGTAGCACTATCCATCTAAAAAGAAGAATAATAGAACATAAAAGTAAACTGAGAAATGGCAGACATCATAATTTCAAACTACAAGGTGCATATGACAAATATGGAGAAAGTAATTTTTCTTTTGAAGTACTAGAATATGTAAAATCAGATAATAAGTTGATGGAACGAGAACAATATTGGCTAGACAAAACCAAGGCATGTAAGGTCGGCTATAATTTAAGTTCTGTTGCTACTGGATGGGGATTGTACGGAGAAGATAATCCAATGTATGGAGTCTCTCCTAGAGAAAGAATGGATGACGAAACTTATAAGAGATGGCTAAAAGCTAGACAAGGGCAAAATGCTCCTAAACCAATGCTGGGGAAGAAACACAAGAAGGAATCAATAAAAAAGATGGTTGAGAATAGAAAGTGGTACAAGCATAGCGAATCATGGAAGAAAAATCACAGCTTAAAAATGACTGGTCATAAAGTAAGCGAGAAACAAAAAGAAAAAATGGCGAAGTTTTGGAATGAAAACATGCACCCAAACAGTAAGAAGGTAATATGTGTAGACACTGGAGTTATATATAACACAATAACTGATGCCGCTAATGAATTAGGGGTTACAAAACAAGCTATATCCAATGCAATACGAGGCAAAAGCAAAACTTGCAAGGGGTACAAATGGTCTTATCATGAAGATTAAAAACTAGCATCTCTATTGAGGTGCTTTTATTATGCTCAAAAACTTTATCTATAGAAAGGTGGTGATAATTTGAAGTGGCCATGGAAAAAAGAAGAAAGATCAGAACAGGTAGGGCAAGTACAAGCAGAGGATGTATTACTTAAAGCATTGTTGTGTGGAACAGAAATAACAAAAGAAAAAGCATTAAACATACCTAGTGTTAAAAGTTGTATTAATTTTATAGCTGATACAGTAGCAATGCTACCTATTAAGCTTTATAGAGAGGATGGAGAGCAAACAGAAGAAGTTATAGGAGATAACAGAATTAAATTGCTTAATGATGATACTGGAGACACATTAGATGCAGTACAGTTTTGGAAAGCAATAATAACAGATTATTTTCTTGGGAAAGGCGGGTATATCTACATTAATAAGCGACTTAATAATGTAGTGAGTCTCCATTATGTAGATGAATCACATGTATCAACAATAAAGAATACAGACCCTATTTTTAAAGATTATAGAATTTTTGTTGATGGTAAAACTTATATGCCATACGAATTTATAAAAATCCTGAGAAACACAAAAGATGGGGCAGAAGGGACAAGCATTATACAAGAACACAAATTGATGCTAAGCGTTGCTTATAATTCTTTGGTGTTTGAAGAAAACCTTGTTAAAAAAGGTGGAAACAAGAAAGGATTTTTAAAATCTGAAAATAAACTTGACCAAAATGTTATTGATGGACTAAAACAAGCTTGGAGAAATCTGTATAGCAATAATAGTGACAATGTTGTAGTGCTTAATAAGGGGTTAGACTTCAAAGAGGCAAGCAATACAAGTGTTGAAATGCAGTTAAACGAGAATAAAGAAACGAACTCGGTAGAGATATGTAAATTATTTAATATTCCTGAGAACATTATAAAAGGTACAGCCAGCAAACAAGAATATGCAAATGCTTTTAAAATGGGAGTTATGCCGGTATTAAGAGCAATTGAATGTGCCTTAAATAGAGAACTTTTGCTTGAATCGGAGAAGAGTTCTTTTTATTTTGCCTTTGATACAAAAGAAATGCTTAAAGGAGATATAAAGGAAAGATTTGAAGCTTACAAGACAGCTATAGATGCAAATTTTATGGGTATTGATGAAGTTAGATATATGGAAGATTTACCAGCACTAGGCATTAATTGGATTAAGTTAGGCTTGGATTCTGTTTTATATAACCCAAAAACAGGAGAAATATATACTCCTAACACTAACCAAACGCAAAATATGGAGGATTTGAAAGGTGGTGAGAACAATGCAAGTGGAAATCAGAGCTGATGGGTTGCACATAGCCGGATATGTAAATGTGCCGGGAAGAGAAAGCAGACCAGTAGTTACACCAAGAGGTAAGGTTATAGAAGTCATTGAACAACGGGCATTTCAAAGAGCACTACAAAAAGTAGACAACATTGACTTGATGGTAGATCACGAAAGAAAGATTGCTTCTACAAAAGAAGGCACTTTAAAAGTCTGGGAAGATGAAATAGGGCTTAGAGCAGAGGCAGTGGTAACAGACAAGGAGGTGGTAGAAGGTGCGAAGAAAGGTAAATTAAAAGGCTGGAGCTTTAACATGATGAAGGTAGTTGATGAAATAGAAGAAAGAACAGGCAAACTACCGCTTAGACGTGTTAAAGATTTTGTAATGACAGAAATTACTCTAGCACTTAGAAAAATGCCTGTTTATTCTGCCACATCTATTGAAATCAGGGCAGATGAAGCAGAAGAAGTTGAAGTAAGAACATCTGAATGTGAAGTGAATGTAAGAGATTTGACAGAAAAACAACAGAAAACTGTTGATTACACAGAATTTGAGAACAAAATCAATAATTTAAGAAAAGGAGAGATGTAAAATGAAGTTAAAGGCTTTAATAGAAAAAAGAAATCAAAAAGTAGAAGAGATGCAGGCATTAGTTGATAAGGCAAAAGAAGAACAAAGGGCAATGACAGAAGAAGAAATGACGAAATTTAATGAACTGGAAAAAGAAATTAATAACCTTGATACGACTATTGAGGCAGAAAAAAGAGCTAATAATTACACAATAACTAACAATAACAATAACGATAAATATACAGAAGAAAGAGCAGAGGCAGAAGAAAGAGCATTTGAAAACTATATAAGAGGAATTGTAGAGCAAAGAGCAGATGTTAATTTGACCGTTGGTGATAATGGAGCAGTAATTCCATCATCAATAGCAAATAAAATCATAAAGAAAATTTATGATATTTCGCCAATTTATCAGTTGGCAACACGCTACAATGTAGGAGGAACATTAAATATCCCTTACTATGATGAAAGTACACAGTCTATTACAATGTCTTATGCAACTGAATTTACAGATTTAGAATCAACTTCTGGTAAGTTTGCAAGTATTGAATTAAAAGGATTCTTAGCAGGAGCATTAACTAAGGTTTCTAAGTCTTTAATTAACAATTCTCAGTTTAACATCGTTGATTTTGTTGTTAATGCTATGGCAGAATCTATTGCTAAATGGATTGAGAAAGAGCTGCTTAATGGTACAGCTAACAAAATTGATGGACTTAGCACTGTAACGCAAACAGTTACCGCAGCAAGTTCAACTGCCATTACAGCTGACGAATTAATTGATTTACAAGAAACCATCCCAGATGTTTATCAAAACAATGCAATTTGGATAATGAACAAAGCTACAAGAACTGCAATTAGAAAGCTTAAAGACAATGATGGAAACTATATCTTAAACAAAGATGCTACCTCAAGATGGGGATACACTTTGTTTGGTAAAGATGTATATACATCCGACAATATGCCTGAAATTGGTGCTGGTAAAACAGCTATTTACTATGGAGATATGAGCGGATTAGCAGTTAAGTTGTCTGAGGAAATGAATATTGAAGTGCTTAGAGAGAAATTTGCAACACAGCACGCTGTAGGAGTTGTTGCTTGGGTTGAGCTTGACTCTAAGGTAGAGAATGCACAGAAGATTGCAAAGCTGGTTATGAAGGCTTAATAGGGGTGATTATATGTTAGTACGAGCAAAAGTAAGCTTTTCTGGTGCTTTTTCTATGTATAAGGGTGAGGTTAAGGAGTGCAGTAATGATACTGTGCTCCAAGACCTTTTACAAGCAGGTTACGTAGAAGAAGTACAGCAAGAAAAGACCACGAAAGGTGGTAAGAAAAATGAAAGTAAGCGAGATACAAGTAAGTGATATTACAAACTATTTAAGGCTTGAAGAAGGCGAGTACACAGAGACAGAGATTAATAATTTATTAGAAGTAGCAAAGAAATTCATTAAGTCTTACACTGGCTTGACAGATGAACAAATTGACGAACATAAGGACTTCTACATAGTTGTAATGGTGCTATGTCAGGATATGTATGATAATAGGTCCATGTATGTTGACAAAAACAATTTAAATAAAGTGGTTGAAACAATACTTGGTATGCATTCAGTAAACTTATTATAGGTGAGGATATGAATCCAGGGAAATTAAATAAAAAAATAATAATATACAAGTGCAAACAAGAACAAGATGATTATGGAGAATTGACAGACGAAAAAGAGATTGTCCATGAATGTAAAGCAAGTGTAAAAAACAAAAGTGGAACAGAGCAGTTTAAGTCTGTAACGCCATTTGCAAAGGTGGTAACAAGCTTCTTAATCAGATATACCAAGAAAAACATTGACAATACTATGAAGATTGAATTTAAAGGTGAAGAATACAATATCATCTATGTAGACAATTATAATTTTAGTAATGAATATATAGAAATCACAGCCGAGAAGGTGATGTGATGGCAAACATATTTTTTCGAGTAGAAGGAATGAAAGAACTGCAAAAAAGCCTAAAAAAACTCGGGAAAGTACCGCAAAAGCATGTAACTTCAACATCTAAAAAGGCTATGAATATTGTATTACGACAAGCTAAAAAAGATGCACCTGAGGAAACTGGAGCATTAAAACAGGGTATGATATTACATAGTGAAAAAAGCCGGTACAAAGCTAAAAAAGTGTATCAAGTAATCTTTGACCCGAGTATGAATGATGTGTTTCAAAAGCCAGTGCAGAATGTTGGTGAATCAGGTAGCCCAAACGCAAAGAACCCTGCTTATTATCCAATGTCTCAGGAGTATGGATTTTTTGCGAGGGATGGTAGGTATATCCCAGGCTACAGATTTATACATGATAGCTTTCAATCAAATGTGCCACAAATTGAAAAAACAATCGTATCAGAAATGAAGAAAAAAATAGACGCTGAAATAGTGAAAGCGGGGTTGAGTTAATATGGATAAAGAAACAGCAAAAAGGATAATTTGCCAATTCATTGACAATTCAGATGGAGTTGATAATTTCAATATTAGTAATGACTATGAGGAAATTGACAGATCCACATTAGATGAAGTAAATATAATCAGAATTCCAACAGGCAAAGCAACAGTTTATCTTACTGTTTATAAGAAGGAGTAGCTCTATGGAAAAGGCACTTAGAGAAGCATTAATAGAATCTATCCCAGAACTGGCAAACAATATATACCCCACAAACGCCCCTGAAACATCAACAAAACCTTACTTGGTGTACACAAGAAATGGAACGCAGAAAACCAAAACACTTGAAGGGTTTACAGGCAATCAAACATTAAGATTTATATTTTCGATAATGGCAACTAAATACAGTGATATGAAGTCCTTGGCTAATAAAGTCGAAGATTTTTTGATGTCGTTGCCCGGCACGAGTATTGGCACAGAAGGCATATACATACAAGATTTGAACATTAACAACGTGACAGAACAGTACGAACATGAGTTAAAAGTCAATCGTGGAATTATTGATTTTACAATTTATTTTTAATTTAGAAAGGAGAATGATAGAACATGGCAGGAGCAACAAGAGCATTAGGAACTAAGCTTAAAAAAGGTGAACAAACTATAGGGGGATTAACTTCTATAGGTGGAATTGAAATTACAGCTGACACAATGGATGTAACTACGCTAGATTCTGACGGTGGTTATAGAGAGTTTATAGGTTCGTTTAAAGATGGGGGAGAAGTTGCTATCGAAGGATTCTTTGAACCAGATACTACAAGCGGTCAAGTAGCATTGCAAGATTCTTTAGATGCAGGTACTCCAGAAGATTACAAAATTACATTCCCTACAACTCCTGTTGCTGAATGGAGTTTTAAGGGTGTAGTAACTGGATTTAAGGTTGGAGATGTAGATGTTGATGGAACAATAGGTTTTGGAGCAACAATCAAGGTTTCAGGGAAACCAGTATTGACTATTACGCCTTAGGCTAAGTTAATTCTTAGCCTTTTTATTTTTATATTAGGAGTGAATAAAATGGCTAATTTAGAAGTAAAAGTTAGAATAAGTGATTTAGACTTATGGACAGATTTAATAGATTATTTAAAAGATGTTATTTTGCATGACAAAAGAATGCCAGGAGATTTGGCGAACGAAATGCAAGATAAAATAGGAAGTATTATAGAGGAGGCAAGAAAAAGATGAGTTATACACCAATTGAATTGGATAAGGTTAGAAACTTTAGATATGGAATGAGGGCTATAAGCTTAATTGAAAAGAAATTTAAGAAACCTGTAAGTAAAATAGATATGGATAGTTTAACTATGGAGGAAACAGCAACTATTATTTGGGCAGGTTTGCAACATGAGGATAGAGACTTAACACCAGATAAGGTTATGGATCTAATAGATGAACATTCAAACTTACCTACTGTTATGAAAGCCATGAATGAAGCTTTTCAAGGAGCATTTGGAGTAGGAGAAATTGAAGAAAAAAACGAGTAGAAGGTAGCGAGGGAGAAGAATTTTCTATAGTAGGGGCTATGGAACTTGCTACCTTAATTGGCATAAGTATATCTGAATTTTGGGACATTACTCCCTTTGAACTAAATTTATTAGCAAAAGGTTATGCTAAGCGAAAAGAAGCAGAGCAGAAAGAAAGCATTTATCAAGCATATTTAATCAGTAGATGGGTATGGCAGAAGAAAATTGACATAGAAAAAATATTAGAATTTAAAAAAGAGAAAAAGAAGATGACAGATGAAGAAATGTTAGAACAAGTAAAAGTGTTAAATAGAATGCTTGGTGGAAGTGTGAATACTTGTAATAATTAGCTATATCTTGTAAAATATAGCTGAAAGGGGGTATTCACTTGAAAGTAATATTATTTATTTTATTTCTACCTATCACCTTACCTTATTACATTATAAAAAAGCTGATAGAACTATTTAGGAGAAAGAATATAGAACTGCCAGACGATATTAGACAGTTTAGAATATATGTAGCAGGAGCACAGTATAAAAATGATGATGGAAGTGATAGACAGCAGTATATTAAAAAGTGTAAACCTGGAGAGGAATTATTACTTGTTCCAGCACCCAGTAAATATGACGAATATGGGATTCAAATTTACAGGAAAACTGGAGAATGTATAGGCTGGGTACCAGCAAAATACTCTTATGAGTTTACAACTGAAATAGAACGAGGTGTCAACATTAGAGCATTTTTCCATAGCAGGATAAAACCAAATAAAGAATATGATTTTTATGGTGGTAGAGTAACAATCATAAAGTATTAATTAATTTAAAGCACTTACTGATAATGTAGGTGCTTTTATTATGCCTAAAAGGCAGGTGAGAATATGGCAAAGAGTAAGCCTACTACTTAGCAGGCTTTTCGTACTCTTTCAAAACTAATTCTATACCCCTATCTAGTAGTTTAGACATTGGTATCATGGTTTTTTCTGATAATTGCTTTAATTTTTCAAATAATTCTTTATCTACTGCATTACCTATTCTCACTCTGTTTTTTAAGTCAGTCATAGCAACACCTCCTAATTTATTATATTATACTACTTATTAAATATACTTGCAACTTATAGCAACTTATAGTATAATATAATAAAGGAGATGATAGTATGAAGATAAAACAAATTATACAAGCACCACCAAAATTAATGATTCTTTGTAATGATTTTGATGAAGATGGTTCTATGGTGGGTAGTATACAACATGTTATTGCATACGCATTGATGGATAATGGCGAAGTACTACCATTGATTGAAGGTGAGAAGGGTAATTTAGAACCTATTAACAAAAAATTGTTCATAAGAACTTGGTTTGAGGGTGAAGAATAGTGGAATATAGCAAAGAATTAATTGAAAATAAAATGATAGTATATTCAATAGAAAACAAAATAAATGGCAAAAAATATATAGGAATAACAACAAACTCATTTGCTGAAAGATACCCACATGGTATAAAAAATCATCATAACCCACATTTACGAAAATCTATAGCAAAATATGGAGAAGAAAATTTTGAAGTAGTTGTATTAGAGAAAAATGTAAAAGATATGAAAACTCTTTGTGAGTTAGAAATGAAGTATATAGAAAAGTATGATACTTGCAATAAAGAAAAAGGTTATAATAAGTCTCTAGGTGGTTTAGGGGTAAGGCAAATAGAAAGAAGTCCAGAGCATTGTAGGAATCTTAGCAAAGCTAAAAAAGGGATAAATCCATTGAAAAACTATACACCTGAGCAAATGGCAAGAAGAAACGCAAAATTAAGTAGAGCTTTAAGAGGGAAAAACAATCCTAGATACGGAATGACTAAAGATAAGCTTAAACCTGAAACAATAGAAAAATTGAGACAAGCTGCATTAGGTAAAAATAACCCTATGTACGGTAAGAATATTAAAGATTATATGACAGAAGAAGCTTATGAAGAATGGAAGTTGAAAGTTGCTAGGCATGGTAGGATGAATGGAAGGGCCAGAAAAACTATAGTTGTTTATAAAGGTCAAGAATATGTATTTGATTATTGTAGACAAGCTATTAATTATTTCAAAGAGTTTAAAGGTGAACCCATAACTGTAAATTGGATATATAGAGGAATTAATCCTAACTATCAAGATAGGTTTCAGTTCTTTGGATATGAAGAAGATTATAAAAAATACAAGGAAAATAAAGCACTAGCTATTTAAAATAGCTGGTGTTTTTATTTTAAGGAGGTGGTGCTGTACTATGGCCAAATCAAATTTCATAGTACGGTGACGTGGCGGTGCAGATTTCTCTGGAATCCAGAGAGCAATGCAGAAAACCCAAAAACAAATGAATACTTTTCAAACAACTATAAATAAAAACATGGGTATAGTAGGCAAAAGTATAAAATTAGCACTTGGGTATGTATCGGTGAAAGCTATTACTGGGTTTGTAAAAGCTACTACTGCTATAGCAAGTGATTTAACAGAGGTACAAAACGTTGTTGATGTAACCTTTGGAAGCATGGCTAAAGATATAAATGATTTTGCAAAAATATCTATAGAACAGTTTGGACTTAGTGAATTATCTGCAAAGAAGTTCTCATCCACCATGGGCGCAATGCTTAAATCTTCCGGAATAGCAGGAGAAGCAGTAAGAGATATGTCTATAGATTTAACAAAACTATCAGCTGATATGGCTAGTTTCTATAACTTAGACAATGAAGAAGCCTTTAGAAAAATTATGAGTGGTATGTCAGGCATGACTCAACCTTTGAAAGAACTAGGAATCAATATGAACATTGCTAACCTAGAAGCTTTTGCACTATCGCAAGGTATCAGAAAAACATGGCAACAGATGTCACAAGCTGAACAGACCATGATTAGATACCAATACTTGCTAAGCGTTACAGGAGATGCTCAGGGCGATTTTGCTAGGAATAGCCAAACATGGGCAAACCAGACTAGAATACTTGCACAGCAATTTGAAGGTTTAAAAGCTACAATCGGACAAGGTTTTATTAATGTGTTGTTGCCTGTGATAAAAGCGTTAAACACATTAATTAAATACATTCAGATTGCTGCAGAATATTTTAAAGCATTTACAGCCATGATATTTGGAAAGGCTTCAGTAGGCGGTAAAGGTGCCAATATTGGTGGAATACTAAATGATGTAGGAGCAGGAGCAGGAGGAATAGGAGAAACAGCAGATGCCCTTGAAGATGTTGAGGAAGGCTTAGACGGAGTTGGCGGAGCAGGAAAGAAGGCAAGCAAAAACTTAAAAGGAGTTTTAGCCGACTTTGACGAAGTGCATACGCTAGCGAATAAAACCGCAGACACTGGCGGTGGTGCAGGTGGCATTGGTGGTGTAGGTGCTGTAGACTTTGGAGAATTAGCCACTGGAGAAATTGACTTTACACCAAACATGGAAAAGCTGGAGAAATTTCAGCAAGCGTGGAAAAAAACAAAACAGCTACTTAACGAAGGTTTTAATGTAGGATTTGCAAGTGCTAACTTAGACTCACTAAGAGCGGCTATTGACAAATTAAAAGAGTCATTTAATAACCTTTTTAGCGACGGACAAATAGCAGAGGCTTTTAACAACATGATAGGTAAATGGGTACAAAGTCTTGGACAGATTGTAGGAGCTATAGCATCTATTGCTACTACTATTGCTACAAATTTAATAGGCGGAATTGCTGAATATATTGAAACAAATAAACAATTTATTAAAGACAGGATTTTAAGTATTTTTAATTTAAGTGGCGAAATTGCAGAAAAAATTGCAAACATATTTACTGATTTGGCTGATATATTTAGTGTATTTGCAGGAGAGACTGCTCAGAAAGTCACATCAAACATAATAGGAATATTTACTAATGCATTTTTAGGACTAACAGAGCTTGTTATGAGGGTTATTAATAGTATTTTAGGTGTAATCGAAAAGGTTATTAATGACAATAAAGAAAAGATTAAAACAGCAATTGAAAATACGCTTAAGCCAATAGAAAAGGTAACTCAAACCATAGAAGATTTTATTGTAAATACTTTTGAAAAGATTTTTGAAGTTTATGATAAATATATTCAGCCAGCATTTGATAATATTGCCGAAGGCTTAAGTAAATTAGTAGGCACAATTTTGGATGCTTATAATAATTATATAGCACCAGTTCTTAGTGAATGGGCTGAGAAATTTGATAAGTTATTCAAAGAACACATACAACCAATGGTTAATAGTGCTATTGAGTTCTTTGGCAAATTGGCTTTGGCGATTAGTGAGTTATTCAATAATGTAATCGTGCCTGTTGCACAGGAAGTAATTGAAAGGATAGGACCGGCAGTAAAGGTTATCCTTCAATCAATAGGTGATGTAGTAGAGGTAGTGCTTAAAATAATTGTGAATGCAATAAAAATGGTGTTTGATAGTCTTAGTGGATTGATAGAATTTTTAACAGCTGTATTCAAAGGTGATTGGGAAAGTGCCTGGAAGTCAATTCAAGCAAGTTATGAAAACTTTAAAGAATCAGCAGGTAAAATCTCAGGAGCAATTAAAGATTTTTTCAGCAATTTAGCAGATCACGTAGGTGGATTCTTTAAAGAAAGGTTTAGTCAGGCTGTAGAAGAAAGCAGGGCTAAGTTTGCTTCCTTTAAAGAAAATATATTAACCCAAATAACTGGTATAAAAACTAAATTTACAGAAATTGCATCATATCTCAGTGGTGCGTTTAAATCAGCTTGGACAAATACATGGGATGCTATTGGCAGGAAGGTGAATGATATAAGCACGAGCATAAAGAACGGAGTAAGAAATGCTATCAATGGCATAATAGATCATATTAATGGGCTTATCGGTAAACTCAATAGATTAAGCTTTAAAATCCCGGATTTTTTAGGCGGTGGAACAGTAGGATTTAGTATTCCAACAATTCCTAAACTTGCAAAAGGCGGCATTATAGATAGACCTACAACAGCACTGATAGGAGAAGCAGGGCCAGAAATGGTGGTGCCTTTGGAAAATACATCTTTTGTAGACAAGCTTGCAAGTGCATTAGGAAATGCTGTAATGAGTGCTATGCAAGTGTCTATGACTACAGGTAGTAGTGGCGGACAAATTGGAAATCCAATACTTGAAATTGATGGAGTTCAATTTGGCAGAATAATATATCCGCACATAGAAAGAGAACGCCAAAGATTGGGGGTTGACCTAGCATGATAAGTATTAGTGGAACAACAGTAAAAACTCCTAATGAATTTACTCCTAGTCGTATGGATATTGTAGAGGCAGAGAGAAATAGTAAGGGAACAATGACAATAGAGCATATAGCAACTAAGTGGAAATTAACATTAAAGTGGAATTATCTCACACAAGAAGAAATGAGTAGTATTATAAGTGCTATCAATCCTATCACGTTCAGCGTTTCTTTTCCTGCTCCTACAGGGGGTACAGTAAGTGGCACTTTTTATAAAGGCGATATAAACACGCCAATGCTAAGTTATACAAATGGCGTAGCTAAGTGGAAAGACTTTAGCATCAACTTAATTGAGGTGTAGGCCTATGCTGAATTATACAGGAAATTTTAATACAGAAATCAAAAATACTCTAGGCAGACGAGTGGATATAGAGATTAAATTTATCAAGAATGATACAGAATACACACTTACAAGCGATGATTTACAAGAGTTTAGCTATCAAGCACAGACAGAAAAGGAGCTTGGTGGAGTAGAGAAGAAGGTAGCGAACATACGTTTTATGAATAATGAGAATACTTCACTACTACAAAAAGGGGATGGAATAACGATTTATTTTCTTACATCCCCTACATCCAAGTGTAAATTTTGTAAGCTTTATATTAAAGAGCGAAAAACAGACACAAAAGGCTTAATAATCAGTGTAGAAGCAGTTGACCTTATAACTTATCTAAATGACAAGGATTTACCTATTATCCCATTACAGAAAGACATATTTTTAAGTCAGTACATGCAATCACTATTTAATGCTATAGGAGTAAATCATTCAATTTCAGGGGCGATCACTAACCCTAAGTTGAGGTTTGCTTATCTTAAGAGTGCTAAAATTTTATCTACCCTTACAGAAATGGCAGTGGCATCTAATAGTATCATTAGGCATAAGGTGACTAAAGACAAGAGATTTGTGACGATACCCGTTCAAATTCCTACCTTTTTTAATGAGGTAAAAACAACCTATGATGATATTATAAATATCAAGCCATTTAAGGCAAGTGAGCCAGTAGATGAGTTGACTTTTAATGATCTATTAAAGGACATAAGCATAACAGATAGTGATAACAACACTTATGACCAAGTGCTGATACCAATATTTTATCCTAATGACCGACAATACAACAAATTAGGCAGTCTTGCAAGCACAATCCCCGGTGGAGTTAGTAATTACAGTATTGGCAATATTAGCTTTAAAAATCTAAGCATCCCACAACTGGTTCACTTTGACAATGAAGTGCGCATCTATGATTTTGACTTTTCAGGAGACAAGTGCAACATTAAAGTAAATAACCCGAATTTGTTTGCTATAGACTGCAACATTGATATTTTTGGCTCAGATTTAAGTACGCTTACAGTTGTACAAAATAGCAGCGACGAGAGAGTTAAAATTATTAATAATCAATACATTCAAAGCCCAGCAGTTTATGATAAACAGATTTATTACAGTAAGGACATTGACATTAAGTATAGAGGGAATCCTCTTTATGAGGTAGGCGACACTGTAATTGTAGATGGAAATACTGTGCTTATAAGGGAACACTCCTTAACATACAACGGTGCTTTATCAGGCTCAATTAAGGGGGTGGTTGTTAATGAGTAGAATAATTACAAATGGTGCAGGCACAAGCCTTGATGGATGGATAGCCTACAATACATCTATAGTAGATAGTTGCTTTAATATCCAAAACGGGCACATAAAACAGGTAGTAGGAATAAGCAGAGAGAAGCAATACAGGCAGTATAAGCTTGCTTACAACTGCGTAGAATTAAGAGATAGACACAGTTATTTTTTGCTTACTACTACAAAACCCCCTTTAAAAAAAGACGCTTACTTTGTGCCAATTTTGTTTGATGGAGAACAAGTGCTTATCTTTGATGTAGACGAAAGTATTACAGATTTGACCTTTGAAGTTGTAGGAGACCTTAAAATTAAGGATATTGATTTGCGAACGAATGAAGGAATAAGCGAAAATACAAAACAAGAAATTGGCATGTGGCAAGAAGTAACAGACGGACTAGGCAACATATTAGCATCTAAGCTTGTAGGAGCATTAGACAGTTCTGTGGCTAATATTATTAATGCCAATAACACTATGATAATTGAGGATGGTCTTTTTATAAGAAACGCATCTACAGATGAAGCTTCTACATGGGCAATGCAGATTACTTCTGCTGGGTGGATGATTGCAGATGGAAAGAATCCTGATGGCACTTGGAATTGGAGGACTGCAGCAACAGGGAAAGGGTTAGTAGCAGATGCAATTACAACTGGCAAGCTATCTGCAATAGATCTTGAATCTGTAAACATTTTGGCATCTACAATCTTAGGTGCATTAATTCAAGGTGGGAGAATCGAAATTGGAGATAATGCATCCAAGACCTTTATTGTAATTGATGGAAATGAAAAATCTTTTGGAATAAAAATGAAAAACACCAATAATGAACTAAAAAGCATTATTGACCTGTGGGGAGATACTGGCGATGGTGGAAATCTTGTAATCTATAGCAATTCAGAGAATGCTGATGGCAGTTTTAAAAAAGCATTTCAAGTAAGTGCATACACAGAAACTAATGACAATGGGTGCATTATACACACATATGGAGATGTCGAATGGTATGCGAATCTGAAAAGAATTTTATTTAATTCCGTTGATAAATTTGAGTTTTTTGGGCCAACACATATTGACACAGGCGGAGATATTTCTGGGAACAACATATATGCTAGTGGAGACTTAGGCTGTGGGGGCACAAAAACAGCTATAGTTCAGACTAAACATTATGGGAAAAGAAAACTATACTGTGAAGAAGCTGACAAGTTGTATTTTAGTACAAAAGGCATAGCCGAAACAGCGATTGAAGGCAATGAATGCAAGTATATTCTAAGGCTTGATGATATATTCTTTGAGACAATCGAGCCTAATAGCGTATACCCTTACATTATCAATACAACACCATACGCAGATGCAAGAGTGTGGGTGAGCAGTGTATATGATAAATACATTATTTTTAAAAGTGACAAGCCAACAAGATTTGCGTACAGTTTGCAAGCGATAAGAAAAGGATATGCAAACACTTACTTAGAGGAGGTGGAATAATGGCTTACCAAAAGAAACACTGGATAGATGAAGAAAGCGAATTAACAGCAGAGGACTTAAATAAATATGAGCAAACACTTGAAGGGCATGATAATAAAATTACAGAGCATACAACTAAATTAGCTCAACATGAAAATACATTTGCAGAGCATCAAAATATTTTAACGCAATATGAAGCTGCTATTACAGAACAAGAGAATAAATTAAGTGAACATATAGAAGATAATGCTACTCATAATAAATACATAGAAGGAGTAGAATATCTCTCATACTACCATGAAAAATTAAGAACTAATCAACCTGTAAAGTTAGTATTTAGTGGTGATAGTACAACATATGGTGCAGGACTAACAGATACAAATTATACTATTAGCAATTTAGCTAAGCAGTATTTAAACAAATGTGGATACCCGCGAGTGACAAGTATAAATGCTGGTCATAATAATATGAATGTTCAAGTATGGATTAATCAATACTTAAATGAAGATTTGGATCAAAATCCTGACCTATATGTTATTCGTTGGGGGTTTAATCACGACGGGACTGTAAATTTAGAACAAAGAGTTGCTAACTTTGAAAGAGATTTGAGGATTGGATTAGATAGAATTAGAGCAAATAGAACTGCAGATCAACTTTCGTTGATTTTGATGATGCCAAATAGTGGTAATGATACAACATATCATAGGGATAAGGAATGGTTTGATGCTATTTATCCAGTAGTTAAGAAAGCGGCTAGAGATTACCAATGTTGTTTTGTGGACACATACCACTACTTGTATGATAGTACAAATGTTACTTGGCAAGATACACCGATGGGGGATGGGGTAACACATATTCATCCACTTGAAAGAGGAAACGTTTGGATTATTAGTTTGCTATCAGAAACACTAATTCCAGTATTTTTAAGACATTACGGCATAACTAATGTATTAAGCAGTGATTACACAACTACTGCAACAACTCCACCATCTTATTATAAAAACGGATTATCTATTCACCGAACAGATTTAAGTTTTCCTTATAATGGTAATGTTTATACCATAAAAAGTGCAGATGGGCTTGTAACACAAATCAACACAAGTTATCAAGCTGTAGACGCTAATAAAATAGCGTTTCGACAAGGCTTAGCATTAGTTGGGGTTCCTGGAGGCATAGGGGATAATGCCTGGGGAGGTTGGATAAGAGCAAGGGATACAACAGAGTATATTCCACTTGAGCTACGAAGTGGTTGGGAGAACAACAGCGCAGACGATATGCCGTTGCAATATTTCATTGATGCTAGCAATACTGTTCACATAAAAGGCATGATAAAAGGTGGAGATACTTCCTTGTATTCTACGCTTTTTACTATGCCAGTTGGAGCAAGACCAGCGAAAAACTTTTACAATATAGTGCTTACAGCTGGTGGCATTGGTACGATAATTGTGCAGCCATATGGGCCAGTTAAAGTAATATCAGTTCCGAACAATGGATGGGTGGCAATAGACATAAGTTATAAGGCAGAGCAATAAGCACCATACAGGTGCTATTTTTGTGCAAAAAGGAGTGGTGTAAATGCAAATAAATGCAACTACAATTACTGTAATCGTTGGCATCTGTAGTATAGCGGCTTTTTTCTTGGGACAGTATGCAGGCGTAAAGAAAAACGGATACGAGCAAGGCAAGAGAGATGCGAAAATAGATGAGCTTGCGAATAAACTTGATGAATTAGTCCGAGAATTTAAGGAATTAAACATGGGCGCCCTTGTGCAAAGGGTGGTGGCTCTTGAAAAAGCAGTATTCAATAAAAAAGGCGAATAGGTCGTGATAATATGCCTGATAAAGTGAAATTATATGAAAAGCAGCAGAAGAAAAAACATAAGAAGAAAAAAGAATACTCCAAGGTAGTGGTGGCTATAGTGCTTTTATTTTGTACTGTAGTCACTATTTTTGCAATGACTTTAATGTGGATTACTAAGGATACAAGTGCATTGGCTTATCTTATACCGTCAGTGTTTGCAGAAACTGGAGCTGTAATTTCATTTTATCTCAAAAAGTCTGAAAAAGAAAACATAAGTAAATACGGGAATCAAGAAAGGAATGGTGTAGATGGAATATAATTTTTATTTGTATCTTATAATCATAGTAACCTTAGGAATCAGTTTATTTCTTGTGCCATGGCTAAAAGGTAAAGGCTTATGGGCGGTCACATTGTTTGCAGTAAACATAGCAGAACAACTGTTCGATTATACTTATGCCGGAAAAGATAAATTTGCATGGGTAGACGACATTTTAAAGCAAATAGCGCCAAAACTTACCGACTTAGAAAGAGAAATGATAATTGAGGAATTGGTAGATAGAATGAATGAAATCCTTAAAGATAAGGAGGAATAAGTTATGTCAAATGTTACCTCTACAATAAGAGATATTAGTCGCCTAAAGCCTGCGGCAAAAAAGGCTTGCGAAATGTTTATGGCTGAATGTAAAAGGCAAGGTGTAGACATATTTATTACAGAGACACTTAGGACAAAAGAAAGACAAGAATACTTATATGCACAAGGCAGGACCAGACCAGGACAGATTGTTACATGGACTCTTAATTCTAGACATATGACAGGATTGGCATGGGATATAGCTTGTAATGGAAAAAATCTATATGATGCTAATACACTTAAAAAAGCTGGAGAAATTGCTAAAAAATTAAAAATAACCTGGGGTGGAGACTGGAGTCCTCCAGATACCCCACATTTCGAAGTCAAGGAAAACTGGGCACCGCCTGTGGCAGATGACCAACAGTTAGAACAATCAGTACATAAGATAGCACTTTACGGGGTCCTAATCAATGAGGCAGCATGGAATCGCCTAGATCGTATTAATGTCAATTATGGGCAGGCGTTGATTGAGAAAATTTGTCGCACCCTTTATGGCACAACTAACTACTTTGACGCGGTAGACGCTTTATATTCTCATGGAATTATCAGTAACTATGAATTGTGGCGTAATAGAAATTACACTGCTTGCAATATTCGTGACTTACTTGTAAAAGTTGCATCTAAAATTGATTTGTTAGGAAAATAGTAAAGGTAGGGTTTATTGCCCTACCTCTTTATTCTTCATTTACCAGATTGTCGATAATTTCTCCTACACTTATACCTTGCTCGCTCGCCATACGCTTAAGCTTCTCATATGTTGTCATTTTAATGTATATGTTTAAAGTTCTTTTACTTTCATCCTCAACGATTTCCCCAAAAATTTCCTCATATTCGTCTCCGTCTAAATGTTCCTCTGCCCATTTTTGTGCCTGTGCGTAGGTTAAAGGCATTATCTTTTCGCCACTAGTCCACCCATTACTGCCAGATGGTTCAGCGTATCGGCTCATTGGTCCGCCTTCCCCATACAGGAAAAATTCTCCTGTTTTCTTCTGGTACAAAACTTCGTGTGTGTATTCAAAAGATCCATATTTATTATTATCCCAACTTCCCATTTTTTTAGCTGTTTTGGTATCATATACCTTATTATTTATTATTTTTTTCATATTAACATCCCCTTTACATTTATTATATTAGCCAGTTTTAAGGTACTGGCTAGACCTTTAGTAATTTACGCTTCCCATGCATTTACAATTTTGCCATCTTGTATTTTAATACAGATTATTGGTGCATCAGAGTGATTTATATATGCTTGGTAGTCTATGTTAGTGTTGCTTTTATCTTCACTAACTATTACTTCTGTTTCGCCTTCAAATTCGTAATCTTCAAACGCACATATAACATCATTTTCAAAATCCTCTGTTACTTCCATGCCTACTAGGTTTTTAATAACTTCTGCTATTGTCATAATCTCCATCTCCTTTATTTTTATTTTTTATTTGCTATCCCCTGTTGTTAATTAAAGTATAGCATAGAGTTTATATAAAGTCAATACGTTTTTTGACTTTAATTAAACTAAATAATACACAAAGTTTGAGTAAAGACATTGTATAATATGTACAAAGTATTTTAAATTTGCATTATGGTATTTATTTTTGTATAATTAAGTAAAATATAAAAAGAGGGGGTACTGATATGAGCAAGAAAATTATTATTGTGCTTATAGCGAGTTTATTATTATCAGGGTGCTCTTATACATCTGCGACAACTAATCAGGGTACAGAAAAAGTAGTGGATACTACAGAACAGGCAACAACTAATGTGGCAACAGAGGCAGCACAAGAAACAGAAAGCAAATCTGTAGAAGATGGATTGCTTGGTGGTGGCAAGTATAAGGTAGAATTAAAAGAGGCAAGAAAAACAAGATCTAAGTATGAAAATGCTGACGTATTAGAAGTAACATATGTATTTACAAACAATTCTGATGAGGCAGCAAGTGCTGATATGGCACTATACTTCAAAGCATACCAGGATGGCATAGAAATGGACCCTGTTTTTGATGTTGAATTAACTGGAGAAAATCACAGTAAGAACATTAAGCCTGGAGTTAGTTTGGAATGCAAAGCCTTATTCAAATTAACATCAAACAGTGATGTAGAAGTGGAAGTTGTAGAAGCATTTAGCTTTAGCAATAATAAAGTAGTAAAAGTTTATACATTAGAATAAAAATAAAGCCTTAAGATACAATATCTTAGGGCTTTTTTATTTCGCAAATGTCGCGTATGAGAAAGTAAAACTCAAAAATATTTTTACTATGTAGTCAAAAGACCGCGACAAATAGAACATATGGATTTAACTGCAAGAACTATATTGTGGATCAAAAATAAAGGATATGAAGTGCTTAATTTTAAAAGAGAAGTGCAGTTGGATAAAGTAAAACCGGATGCAGTTATTGGCATAAAACAAGGACAGAATTATGGTATACTCATGGTAGAGATAGATAGATTTAATAATTCATTATCAAAAAAATCCCTATGTATGAACACATATATCATATATAAGGAAAGAATTTTTTTAACTCATTTAAGATATTATATGTCTGCAATAAAGATGTTAGAAGTTATATAGTGCAAGTGATTTGTATAAAACCACAAAATTTATTTTGACAGCTACGCGACAGCTACCATCTTATAATATAGTAGACATATAAGAATTAAAAACAGTGTATTTTCAAGGATTTTATAACTTAATATAACCATAAATAACACAAAAATCAGACTCTTAATCTGAGGGTCCTGGGTTCGAGTCCCAGATGACTCATGGGTTTGCGAGCATGGAGGTCAAATTTGACAGCTATTTGACAGCTACGCAAGCAAAAAATTAAAACAGGTTTGCAAATAGGTCGTCTTGCACTTGTGCGGCGGCCTTTTTGCTTTGTTCCTGCACATGTACATATATGTTGTAAGTCATTTGAATAGTTGAATGACCTATCCATGCTTGTACAGTTTTTACATCAACGCCGTTTTCTATCATTCGTGTAGCGAATGTATGTCTTAGGGCGTGGAATCCTACCTTTTGTATTCCAGCACGCACACAAGTCTGATAATGTGCTCTTTGTACATTTCTAGCATTTAACAGAGACCCGATTTCTGAACAAAATACATACCCCTGTTTATTAAACTCAGAACGCCCATATTTTAATGATAATTCCGCTTGCTTAGTTTTATATTCCTGCAATATTTTCGCTAAAATTTTGCTCATTGGAACTGTTCTGATGCCATGTTTAGTCTTAGGTGGTTGCTTAATTGTCGCCCATTTTGTTTCTCCATTCTCATGTATTCTTGTTTCCTTAATGCTTGTATCAACTTTTATTTGCATATTTTTAAAGTCAATCTTATCCCATGTAAGAGCAAGTAGTTCGCCCATACGCATACCTGTAAATAAAGCTGTAAGAAGTAATGGACGATAGCTTGTCTGCTCAGTTGCGTGAATGTATGCCTTCTGTTCTTCTAATTTTAAGATTTCTATCTGTTTCTGTTCTTTTTCAGAGCGTGGAAGATTTATTCCTTGCATTGGATTTTTTATTATTAAATCATTCTTTACTGCTCCTTCAAAAAAGGCATTTAGCAGTAAGTATATCTTTTTGATGTAGCTTCTTGATAGATTACTCTTACTATTTATATATGGTTGTAAGTGATAAGCCTTAATATCCTTTAATTTCATTTTTGCTATATCATGGTTAAAAATATGATTTCTGCATATTGTATCGTAGCTGTCAAAGGTTGTAGGTCTTATAGTGTTTTTAATAAAATCATTTAAATATCTGTTACCCCACTGTTCCAGGGTAATTGTATCATCTCTTACATATCCACCATTAATCACAATATCGTTCTGTAGGGCTAGTAATTTTCTTCTTAATTCCTCTCGGTCCTTATCATACAAGTGTTTTCTTATTTGTTTTCCATCTGGTCCATATCCTATAGTAACAGCTGCACACCAGCGGCCATCTTTTCGCAAGTATATAGATCCGTCACCGTTAGCTGCACGTTTTCCTCTTTTCTTTTCTTTTTGTTCATCTGTTTTTTTATGCATACTAATCCTCCTTTGTAATTGGTAGCTTAATCATCTAAATGATTCATGCACTCTATATAATTAATATTCTTATTGTCAAAATCATTATTTTCTAAATGTCTCAATTCGTGAAGGAATCCTTTTAATTGCTTTTCGTATGTCAAGCGGGAATTAAGATAAAGGGTGTAGCTGCCATCTGGGGTTTGCACCAAATTGGAAGCTACACTGCAAGGCATGTCAACATAATATATATAAACTTCATATTTTAGCTTTTGTATATAGCTTTTAATTCCTATATCCATAGCAACACCTTCTTTATTTTTCTTCTGCATCAGATTTAAATCGTTTCACCATCTCATACACAAGCTGCATATCTTCTTTTTTAATTTTTCTTGTAGCATCAAATAACATTTTTAAATCAGGATCGCTTGCTATCATTTGTGCATATTTTGCTGTTTCCTCGTCTAAATAATAAGTTTGCTTATTATCATTTACTGAATCATAATAAGTTATATCTTCTATTAAGTCTGATTTTCTTATGCCTAGATAATCAGCCAACATCTGCACTTTGTCCATGCGTGGCATTTTTATTCCATTCACCCAACTCGATACTGTTGAGGAGCTTAAACCAAGGTCATTCATAAGATCAATCTGTTTTTTATCTTTAAGTGCCATATATCTTCTTAAATTTCTTGCGAATATTTTGCGTTCATTTTCAGACATTGTTGTACCTCCTTTTTTTCTTTTATTATACACCAAAAGTGAGTTTTTGTACAATATTTTTTACAAAAATTTCTCTTTTAGTGTTGACATCTCACTTTAAGTGAGATAATATATAAGAGGGTAATATATTAATATATGCGAAAGGAGAAGATTTAATGCAAGAAAAATTACAAATAAGTTTAGTGGCAGCAAGAGTTAATGCAAGGCTAACACAAAAAGACGTGGCAAAAAAGTTACATATAAACAAAAAAACAATAGTAAGCTGGGAAAAAGGGAGAACTGCACCAAGATGTGACCAGCTAAAAAAACTGTGCGACCTTTATAAAATCCCGATTGACTGTATTTTTGTGCCTTATAATCTCACTAAAAGTGAGAAATTTAAGGAGGGATGATATGAATTATGAAATTGTTGAGAAAGACGAAATTGAATGCATGTCTCCTTGCGATGTGATGAAGGCCTTAAGCATATCCAGGGCTGAGGCATACAAGTTGTTTAAGACTAAAGGGTTTCCAGCGTTTCGTTTAGGAGAAAAAAATCTCAGGGTTACAAAAAAAGATTTTAAAGAATGGCTGGACAAACAGAAGGGAGAGAAAAATTTATGAATGAAATAATAAAAGAACTTCAAGAAATCAAAAAAGAACTCCAAGATATTCGCAGTATCTTAGAGCCTAAAAAAGAAAAAATAGATTTCATTGATGAGACTATATTATATAAGATGAACAATACAATTTTTAGTTTGAATAGCATTATATAACATAAGTTACACCCCTTTTCTATGTAATATTACCATAGAACAGGAATGAATAAAACAAAGGAGGAATTTGATGAACCACTTAATCAATATCCAAAATAAAGATGGACAACTTGTAGTAAGCAGTAGACAAGTAGCAGAACACTTTGATAAGCAGCATAAAGATGTGCTTGAAAGTATTAGGAGCATACAAGGACAAATAAGTACAGCGGAATTTTCCGCCCTATTCATTTTGAGTTCTTATAAAGCTGCAAACGGAAAGAACAACCCGGAATACTTACTAACACGTGATGGCTTTACTTTACTCGCTATGGGGTTCACCGGACCAAAAGCTTTAGAGTGGAAGCTAAAATACATAGAAGCATTTAACAAGATGGAGCAGCTTAAAAATAATTTGCTAGTGACAACTAACCTGAGCCCAGAATTACAAGTCCTCATAAACTTAGAACTTAAGCAAAAAGAATTAGAAACAGCAGTATCAGAAACTCAAAAAGAAATACAAAACATGAGGGATATAATCAAGTTAGATACTACTTCATGGAGAAAAGATACATCAGATCTTATTAACAAGATGGCTTTAAAACTTGGAGGATTTGAATACATCAAAACCATTCGAGAAGAAAGCTACAAGTTATTAAATGACAGAATGGGAGTTGCTCTAGAAATCAGACTTACTAATAAACGCAGAAGAATGGCAGACGAAGGAATCTCTAAGTCGAGAAGGGACAAGCTTAACTATTTAGATATTATAGCAGAAGATAAAAAGCTGGTTGAAGGATATGTAGCAATTATTAAAGAAATGGCAATTAAATATGGCGTGGCGTAGGAGGGGATGAAATGAAAAAACTACTAATAATGATAACAACCTTTTTTGTAACGCCTCCAATTATAGTAAGTGCATATCAACAGCGAGGATATTTTGCGGTTGGTGGGGAATGGCTTGTGCCAGTGCTGGTATCACTTGTAGTATACGGGTTAGCGCCTAACATAAAGCAACTATGGCAGGCATGCTTTGAGGAGAGTGAGAACAGATGAATTACTACATGGCAGTCACGCCAGACGAATATGAGCTACCACTTGCGATAGAAGAAAATCACGCAGAATTGGCAAGAAGATTTAATATGCGCCCAAACAACTTACTAGAGTACATAGCAAAACAGAGAACTAGTCGTAAACATAAATGCAAATTTATAAGAGTTAATGGGTATTGAATTATGGATTTAAGGCATTTAGCAAATTTACCAGCCAGTAAGCCTTTGGAAGAAATGACAAGAGAGGAACTTATTGATTATTGCAAGGGGAAAGACGCGCTAAACATGGCTCTTGTAGGGGCGGTAGAAATAGCCAATAGAGACTTAGAAGTTTATAAAGAGAAATACGAAAAATTAAAAAAGCTTCTAACCAAGATTTCCAGATATATAGAGCTGCGCTCAAACAAATTGAACACCTGGAAAATCAATTAGAAGCACTAAATAAATAACCACTTAAATTATAGCATAGGGGGGGATGAACTATGCAACAAACAGAAATGAAGAACCCTTGCAGATATTGTGCTGATAAGAAATATTGGTGCAGGGGTACATGTATAAAAAAGATGGCTTATAAAGCAGCTAGGAGGGAATTAGGGCATGACAATAGAAATAATCAAGGAGGAGGAACAAGATGGAGAATAATCTTTTAACTTTGGACAACCTTGTAGAAGAAATTAAAGAAAAGCAAGAGGAAAAGGCGAGATTAGAAGAATTGTATAAGGCGAAATTGGAACAGCTAAAAGCCAATTATGACATGCAAATAGAAAAGATAGACAATGCAATTAACTATTTTAAGGAGCAAATAAGAGTGCAGTTTGAAACACAGCCTTACAAAGAAACTATATCAAAGAAAAAACTTTCGTTGTTGAGTGGGACTATTGAAATTAAAAAAAGCTACAAAAAGTTTAACAAATTAGATGAAAATATCTTATTTGATTGGTGCAAAGAGAATGCACCAGAGTACATAGATGAAGAAGTAATAGAAAAGCTTAGATGGGGAAAATTGAAAAATGACTTATTAATAACAAAAGACTATCATGTTGTAAACAAAGAAACTGGAGAGATTGTTGATCTAAACGAAATGGGGTTAGAACTTATAGAAGTACCAGAAAAAGTAGTTGTTAAATTTAATGATAAAGAAGATAAAGAGGAGGATGTATAAATGGGCATTCCAGTGCTTGTAATAGGTGCAAGTGGATCAGGGAAATCCACGAGTATGCGAAATTTTGACGAAGGAGAAGTCGGAATATTTAATGTAGCCAGTAAGCCGCTACCTTTTAAAAAGAAGTTGCCTAAAGTTGACGGAGCAACCTACAGCAAAATTATTAATGGCTTATCTAAGCCAAAGTTAAAACGATATGTAATAGATGATAGCCAGTACTTGATGGCATTCGCCATGTTTGATAGGGCGAAGGAAATTGGATATAACAAGTTTACGGATATAGCACTGGATTTCAGAAACTTAATTGATTTTGTTATTAATAAAACGCCCGCAGATGTGATTGTGTATTTTTTGCACCATACAGAAGTTACAGAAGATGGAAGAACAAAAGCAAAAACAAGTGGGAAGATGTTAGACTCTCAACTGGTCCTAGAAGGCTTATTCTCGATTGTGCTTTTAGCGACTACAGATGGAATTAATTATAAGTTTATCACTCAATCTGACGGATATACAACAGCTAAAAGTCCAATAGAAATGTTTGAGCGCGAAATCAACAACGATCTGAAATTTGTTGACACCCGAATAAGGGAATATTGGGGCTTGGAGGGATAACTTGTATAAGTATACGGAAAAAGAGATTAACGAAATAGTTGCAAATGCAACGATAATTGTTGATAGCCGAGAAAAAGAAAATAAACATATTACAAAATATTTTACAGACAAGAATGTTAATTGGGCTGTTGAAAAGCTTGATTATGGCGATTACAGTATGAGAATTAACTTGTCTGAAGATAACCGCCCTTTTTACTTGACGGACCATATTTCTATTGAAAGAAAAGCAAGCTTAAATGAATTAAGTGGCAACCTTACACACAACAGAGATAGATTTACAGCTGAATTTGAAAGGGCAAAAGGCAAGATGTACCTGCTAATTGAAAATGCCAACTATGAGGATATTGAAAAAGGCTTATATACAACGAAGTTTAACAAACAGGCATTTAGGGCGAGTTTAGACGCATTTGAGCAACGATACAACATTAATATACATTATCAAAAAGACGCAAGTGTAAGTGGGTATTGGATTTATCGAACACTTACAAGCTATTTAAAAGAATTGCTTAAGCAAGGCAAAATTTAAAAAATAAACAAAGGAGAGATTTAACAATGCAAAAACCAAAAGATTATGATAATGTACAAATTTATGATTATGAACCATTAAAACTTGGTGGACATGTTTGTAAGATTTTAAAAGTTGAAGAAACTAAGTCCAGCACAGGCAAAGACATGGTAAAAGTATATTTAGATATAGCAGAAGGCGAACAGAAAGATTATTTTAAAAAGAAATTTGAAAACGATACACGCAAAGATAAAAAGTGGGGATGTGTTGTAAATGTAGTTGTACAAAACAAAGAAGGTAATACATCTACACCATTTAAAAGATTTATAACTTCTGTAGAAAGAAGTAATGGAGGTTTTACTGTAAAATGGGGAGAAGACTTTGAACCACAATTCAAAGGGAAAATAGTTGGAGGAGTGTTTGGCAGAGAGGAATATTTAAACGATAATAAAGAGAGCCGTTTTGTCATTAAGTGCCGATACTTTACAACTGTGGACAGGGCCAAAAAAGGGATTAAACCTCCCAAGGATTATCTTTTACAGAAAAAGTCGACATTCCCAGGATATGAACCAACACAGGAAGATGAATCAGATGATTTGCCATTCTGATAAGGGGAAGTAATTCCCCTTCTTTATAAAAGGTGGTGAGTAATTTATGGGATGGATAAAAGTACATAGAAAATTATTAGAAAACCCAGTATTTGAAAACTCTGACCTATTAAAAGTTTGGATATGGTGTTTATTAAAAGCAAGCCATAATAACCGTCAACAAATGGTGGGGTTACAAGTTATAGATTTAGTACCAGGGCAATTTATAGCTGGAAGATTTAAAAGCTCAAATGAATTAAA